TGAAAGTATAACAATTAATATTTGTACAAATAATGGATTACCTTCTAACAAATTAAAAGCTTCATTAACCAACTCATTACCTCCACAAAAATCAATACCTTTAACATTAGTATCCTGTAATGCATTGAAGTTATCATAGAAGTTGTTGGTAATAAATGGTGATTTTACAAATCCTTTTCCTAAATCATAATCTGCTCTTGTACCTTGATATTGTTCAGTATCAATAGCTTGGTGTCCTTCAACTTCATCACAGGTTAATGTTTGATAAATTGGTAAATTGTATAATTCTGTTTGTTCTTTATCCACACCCATTTGAAATCTATCAAATACTTGATTAAAAATACCATTGTCATATTCAGTCATACCGGGTTCATACTCTTCTGCATCATTTAAAAAATCACCAGAAGAATATTCTCCTATTAGCATAGGGTCATAATATTTGTTGTCAATCTCATCAAGGTTACCATCGTGTATTCCATTATCTATATATTCCAATGTTCTTGGGAAGGCGGTCTGATAATTAACATATGGATAATGTGCGGTATCTAATATTGGGTTCGCTCCTTCTATAACATATTGACCTTTATAATGATAATAATTAAAAACAACATTATGGCCAAATTTTCCATATTTTCCTATAGGACCAATACATTGACCATCAAAGTGCACCTTACTAAAACCTAGTTCTAGTGAACAATCCATTTGATTACAAGCGTCAGTATTATAAACATTTCCTGTATTACCTATCTCGTCTCCATAATAAAAATCCTCATCTGAGAAATCGTCAACTGATGGTGTCCAATTCGGAATAGTTAATTCGTCCCAATCTATATTACCAATATTCAGAGTACCTTGTTGTGTGTTAGGTAAACAACATAAAAGCTCAACTTCAATTTCTGGACAATCATCGGGACATTCCGTTGATATACCATCTGAACATAGGGATTCATAAAAGCAGTTAGATGGAGAAAATTCTATTGTAGCATTTGAATTATAATTACAAGCTTGAGAGTCAGTACAGCCATAGTTACCACCACCGCCGCCACCAGAGTTATGAGTCAATATACCATTAGCGAAAAAAGTATGGTTGTCTTGAACCTTTATATCATATGTTCTAATGTATGGTTCTAAAATATGTTCAATTTCAGTAACCATTACTTCTTGTAATTCTTTACCATTGTAATGATACAATGTATCACCGACTTTTAACTGTTTGGTATCTTTTCCTTTATTGGTTTCTTTAACCCAGGGATTTTTTATATTACATCTTTCAGCATCAGCTGCTACAAACCCTTTATCTTTAGACCAAAATGGATTTGCAATTGTATTGTGAAGCTCAATACCATTATTGAATCTTGTTTTTACTGTAATGTCACCACCAACCAAATCATGAACTTGTGTGTATAATTCAGTTACTTTTTTTAATTCTAATTTTTTTGTATGAATATTATATGAAAAAACTTCTTCACCAATTTGAATGTCTTCAATGTTTTTTTCCAAACCATCTGACATTTTAACTTTTGTTCCAGCAACGAAACAATCTTCACCACCACCACCTTCTTCTTGACCACTACCATCTCCAAATACATCACCATCATCACCATTTTCTCCATCTAAACCATCTAAACCATCTCCAGTACCATTATGTTTATGATTATGGTGGTGATGACCATCATCATTGTGACCACCATCAGGTCTTGGTCTTGGTCTTGGTGGATTTGGTGTTGGGGTTGTACCATCTCCAATACCTCCAGTATTGTCTTCAGTTCTATTTGTAAGTCCAATTGGATTTATTTTATTATTTTCATCAGCCATTGTTTAAATTCCTATGAATTAAAACCACGAGCTCTTAATAAGTCACTTCGTGAAATTATTTCTACCTTACATTTATTTCCGTAATTAGAAGAATTAGTATATAAACCATCATCTGGGTTAATATGATTTAACCAAAAGTTAGTGTTGTTATCATATTCTTCACCATCGTATGCTTGTCCAAATGATTCATCTTCTTTTACATTTGGATTAAATGATGCACATATGAAATACCATTCTTGAAAATCTTCAGGTATGAATGTTGTTTGTAATCTTCTAAACCTTTCTGAGTATGTACTATTTTCATCTACCCATATAGTATTCATCTTTGAACCACCACCAGTTCCTACATGTGAATCTCTTAATGTTCCATTATCATTTACCACAAGTCTAACGAAACGAGCGGTGTTTGAATTTTCATAAATAAGTGGATAGTTAGGGTCTCTTGGCTGGTTGCTTCCTGGAGATGGATTTATATAATCGGCAGCTTCACCATAATTTGAATAATTCATTTGAGCTAAATCACCATCATCTTTATTCAATACATAGGTTTCTAATCTAAAACCAAATGGGTCAATTATTCGTGTTGGATTACCAAAATTAAACAATGTTCCTTCCGATGATTTATCTAAAAATCTTACCCACATTGTTGTAGTAAATCCATTTGTATTCCAAGTAGGATTTTGTGGATTCAATCCTTCTATAAATTGTTTATTAGTATTTCTGATTATCACACCTTGATTTAAATTTCTAAATTGTAAATATCCACTTGATTGATTTTTATATTTTGGCATATCTTCTAATTCAATTGGGTCTTCCAATAAATCAGTTAAATATGGAAGAATGGAATTGTAAATATCTTCAATAGTTTTTGTTACATTTGCATCATTTGCTGTTTTTTTTAATCTATGAATAAATGCATCATCTTCATCAATGTTTCCATCTTGATTATCTTGTGCATATGAAATACTATTATCTTGTTGATATTGAGTATCACCACTCCAATTGGTTGTTTCATCTCTATCAACCGCACCATCATTATCCAAATCAAATTCAGGTGGGGTTGGTGGAAGCAGTGCATTTAATTCCTGAAACAATCTAATGATTCTTGATTGTCTTGTATCACTAGTTGGTAATAATTCATAAATGTTTGTATCGAGAAATTCTTCAGCTTTATCAATATCTACTACAGATTTTATTTTTTGTATTGGTACGAATTGACTTACATTCAATGGATTACCATCAGCTACAACTAAATTAGTAATAGGTAAACCATTGTATGCTGTACCACCACCATTAATACTTATCGTTACACCAAACTCACCACCCCCTTGAACATTTATTGGTGGAGTGCTTAATTCATCAAAATTAAGATTAATTGCTATTTGGATTAAATTCTCTGCAACGGCTTCGTTGTTTAAAGTAGTATTGTTTAAATCCTCTTGATTAGCTTTTATATCTTTTTGAAAAAGTGCTAAAACACCTGAACCTTGTCCTACTTGTAATTGACCATTAAGGATAAATTTTTGATTATTTTCAACATCCGTTGTATTAACAAATTCACTAACTATTAATGCTTCAGCGATTAAATCTAATAATCGTTCATACAATACTATCTCATCACCTGAATATTGTGCTGTTAAATCACTCATAACTTATTTCCTTTTCACTATAAATTCGAAATCATCATCAAATACTTGCTCTTGCCCATCATCATATTTTAATTTCAATAAAATTTTATAAACTCTATCAGGATAAAATCCATCCAAATATTGAATAAAATAATTTGAATTGCTATCACAACTAAGTTTTGTATAACTTGTTCCTGTTAAATCTTCAAATGGAACAATAAACTCATCGGTAGCTAAATCTTTAATCGCATATGAACCACTACTATTGGTTATAAATGAACCAGTAACGGTTTGAACTGATGTTGAGAATGATTTTTGAATATATCTTTTTCTAGCACCAATTCTAAACTTAACTCGTTCACCAACTTTATAACTTTCTCTTAACCCCTGCATATATAAAAAGTTATCAGCCAATCCACTCATTGTCAATTCATTTAATGAACCCGTAGAAAATGATGAATCATCCCAACGAACTTCTATTTGTGGTGAAAAAATTGTGTGTGTATTTCTTGAAAAGAATTTTAAATGTCCAAAGGTTGTTTCATCTGTTTCTTGACTACCACTAAAACTAACTAACATTCCATAATTTACTCCTCTACCCTCTAGCCACATATTCATCATATCTGTTACATCAACATTTACATCTGGTGATTGGTTTGAAAAAGTTTGAGTAGATGAACTAACCGAATATACAGACACACCATAATTATTACTACCATCGGCGTTACTCCAAGTTAGAGCGTTTCCACCAATTGGATTAGAACGATTTTCCCAACTACATCCATTTGTTGTTTTTGGATTGTCTGTAAACTTACCAGTACCTTCAACCCAAGATTGTGATATTGGTTGAACAGCTAATTTATACTCTTCAGTCATTTCCGAATTACCCTCAGCTTCATAAAGTCTTAAATAATATTTAGCGTTAGAGGCTATCGTGCCATCAGATACCGATTTAGATAACTCGGTAAATTCATCTCCACTAAAATTAACCAACGCTCTCGTTTGATGGTCAAATGAATTATTATAAAAAAACTTTTTAACTTCTAATATTTGGTCTCTACCAAAGTTTTGGTCTCTAAATGTTTCACCAGTTGTAGTATTTGAACCACTTGAAACCCATGTGTCTTGTGATGGAAAAATAAAATGATGCATTATCTAACTCTCCCTTGTATGTTTTGATTTGGATTCTTTAATTCAAAAACCGTTGGTGTAGTTACGAGTGGTGGAACTATAATTGTACCATCAGCTGATAGTGCTCCTTCAAAATTATATTTATAATTATAACCAACTGTACCTTCACCATTTGTGCCCGATTGGTCAATGAAAGCACCATCCGCGTCTACACCAGCATTAGCATCGAACGAATAAGTATAAGTTGGTGAGGTTAATTCTTCATCATTTGCTGATGGGAAATAATCTACATTTTGTGTAATTGTTACATGTCCAATAGAACGAACACCTTCTACACCCATCAATTCAAATTCTAATTGACTTTTATAAATTGGTTGATTGAATTGCATTTTTTCTATTCTAAAATAATCTTTAATTTTTTGTATACATTTTAATTTTACTTCTTGTTTATTTGCATATTTTTCAGCAATTACATCAAAAATAACTCCGAAGTTTATAATGTACCCATCATTAATTATTACCGTATCAGTTAAAATTTTAAAATTTTCTAAATAATTTTTTATATTTGATGTTAATGTGGTTGGTAATTGTGTATTCGTAAAATGTGGATTACCAACTAATTGTTTTTTATTATTGTACCCCAATGCATATATGTTTATTGATGATAAATTAAGAGAATCTTCACTTGTTGGAATCAATTCTCCTATATTAGTGATGTATTCTTGCATACCAAAATTCCCACCTGCATAATCACCACCATCTTGTATAAGTCGTTTAAGGTAGTTAGCATTCTCTCTTAGGTCTGGAAGAGTACCTTCTACTCCTTCATTATCTAAAAGATAGTCAGCCCTACTTACTACATCTACAATTCTTCCCTCAATATCACCTCTATAAGTAGTAAAATTAGATAAAGCTGTTAGAACTGATTCTCTATCATAACCAAACTCACCTTCAACATTTCTCGCAACATAAGCTTTTGCTATGTTACCAAACTTTGCTGGTATGTTCATAACTCTAGCTTCATAATCTTCTTTTGTTACACATCTGTTTTGTGTTGAGAAAAAAGCTTTTGCTTTTTCTTTTATTTCTAAAGTATCTTCTTCATCTTTACCACCACGAGCTGCTGAGTTATTTGTCACACTCGTTAAAGTAGCTGTACCAATAACTGGTGTTATTGTTGTTATATCCGTTGTACCTGATGTTAAATCACCACTTGGAACATTTGAATTAATTCCACCACCTACTCTATAAGTTATAGTTAAAGTAGTTTGATTTGGTGTTTCACCAAGTGTTGAATACTCATTACCCAACAATGGGTCTATAGCACTATTTAAATCATTTGCTTGTCCTGGTATTGTAATTCCAATTTGTTCCATATCAATATATCCCTGGTCAATCGTACCGTTTGTACCATCTTTCAACACACCATTACCAAATACCAATGATGTTGTGTTATCTGTATTTGTTTCACGAGTAAATCTTTTTGGAGATGTTATGTATGTTAAAGAATATGGGACAGCCTCTTCCGATATATTACCATTAAAATCCATATAAGCTGTTGGTCTATCACCATCATCAGTATAATGAGTTCCAATTGGAACTTTATCTTGTGCTAAATAATCAACCTCATACCAATTAACATTATTTGAATCTATACAAGAAATAATATCAATAACATTTGTGTCGGGTATAATAAATGTTTTAAATTTTTCAGGTACTCCAACTTGAAATGTAATTGTTTTTTCAATAGCACTTACAGCTTTTACAGTTCTTGATAATGTGTAAGTTGAAGCCAAACCAGTTGAATCTGTTGTTCCAATTGTTTCTGTATCAACATTATTCTCTATTTTAAAATCAATTGGCTGTAATGTTTCAAAAGTAGTATTAGAATCTGTAGATGATACAATTCGAATACCAGGATTAAATACACCAGCATTTGAATAATCTACCTTTGACACATCACCACTTGAAGCATTAACATTGGAAGTAAAAGTTAAATTAACATAAGAGGGAACAATTGGTTTTACTTTATAACCAAACATTTTAGCCATTGTAATTATATTTCTTCTCTCTTCAGCTAATGGTAATAACAATTCTTTATATTGTTTATCAATATAAAATGATAATGTATCACCAACATAAGCATTCATTTCTAATAACATCATACCAGGAGATGTTTCATTAAAATCTCTATATGTGTTTGGAAAATAAGATTTTGCGTAATTCATTAATGATTGTTTTAATGCACTAAAATCTTTATTTAAATAATTTACATTTGATTCTTTAAAATTCTCTTTACCATATGTTGGCATTTTTTATCTCCAATTAATATCCACCACCACTTGACACGGAAGACTCTGTTTCTGATATATCACTAGAAAAATCTAATGTTATTGAATCTAAAGTGTTTGGGTCCTGTTTAATGTTAAATAATATTTTAACTCTTATTTCATTTGCTCCTACGTCTGTAGTGTTATCTTTACTTAAAACTTGAATATCTTGTACCTCTACAAAAGGTAACCAAAATTCAATTTTATCTAATATAGAATTTTGTACACCAATTAAATTTTCATCATTAATATGTTCAAACAAAATTGTTCTCAAATTTAAACCTAAATTTGGTTGAAAAAATCTTTCACCCTCATTGGTTTGTAATAAATTTCTTATATTGTTTTTCACAGCTTCAATGGTTGTTGAAGTGGATGCAAAAAATCCATCTAATCCAGCATCTCTTCTGATAGGTAAATCAATACCAACTTTAACATTAGTATCATTATCTTGAATAAAAGGTTTTCTTGATGTATCTTTAATAGCCATTATAATAATTCCTCAATATCTTCAATTGATAAATGTACAGTTGTGTTTTGCCCCTGCCCATCTTCTTCCTCAACATCAAATGCTTCAACTGAATCAGGGTCTTCCCCTATGTAAACATAACCACGAGATTCTAAAGCGCCATCATCTTTTTCTAAATCTAATCCAGCTAGTTTAGCACCACCTATTAATAATGGTTTTATGGCTTTTTCTATTTCACCTTCTAATTTGTCTATTAAACTTTCTATTCCTGGAACTGCTATACCAATTTTTTTTAATATTTTTAAAACAGGTTGATATGGTCCTAATAAAGTTTCCAATTCAACATTTACAAGCTGGTCAGGTGTCTTTAAAGTCTCAAGTACCACAGGAGCTTTTAATTGTGTTATAGTTAAATTAGCTTCTGATAATGTTTCAAGGATTGCTCGAGCAGCATACTCAGCTTCTCTCTCAATATAAGAACCATTTGATGTATCTAATGGCTCTGTTACACCTGAGTCTTTAGCCGCATTTATTTTAGCATCAATAAATTTTTGTTTCAATCCCATTATTTATTTTCCGTATTTTTGTTTTTGTTTTTCATCAGTTTTTTTTAAAACTTCACTGTAATCTTTATTTAAGAATTTACTCATTGGGTCATTTGATGGAACTTGTTGTGGTGTTGTATTCATCATATCACCATATTGTTTACCAACCAATTCATTCATTCTATCAGATGTAAACTCCCCACCACCTAATGTTTTCCAATCACCATTAGCTGTTTCATTCAATACATCATTCAATACAGAATTTGATGAAAAGTTTTTCTTTTCTTGTATTGGTTGTTCAGTTGATGATAGTGAAGGTTGTTTTAATTCAGTTATAACTTCCTGAATCGCCATAGCAACTTCTTCTCTTACGATTTGTCTTATTGTTTT